CCCTTGCGCAGTATTTCCGGATACTCGAAAGGCGATCTGATGGCTCGTGGAGGCGGACGACCGCCGAAGCCTAGCGCGGTACGGCGTCTCGAGGGCCGCGAGCCGCGTCGGCCACGCGAGCCTCAGCCGACGCCGACGCGTCCCACGTGCCCTGCGTGGCTCGGCGAGATCGCACGCGCCGAGTGGGCGCGCGTCGTGCCAGAGCTAGAGCGCCTCGGGCTGATTGCGTGCGTGGATGGCGCAGCGTTGGAGGCGTATTGCACCAGCTATGAGGTGATGGTGCGCGCTGCGCAGCAGCTAGCCGAGGAGGGCGTTACCTCGACAGGTATCCGTGGCCCGGTTCGCCATCCTGCGCTGGACGCCTACGCGACTGGCCGTCGCGGCGTGCTGGACTTCTGCCGCGAGTTCGGCCTCTCGCCGTCGGCGCGGTGTCGGCTGCACGCCCCTGGCGAGGCCGAGGCTGACGACCCGCTCGAGTCGCTGCTTTCCGGCACCTCGCCGCGCGTGACGGATCTCCGCGAGGCCATCTACGGCAAGGGCGGCGGCGATGACGGCGACGGCCGTAGCGACGCTTGACCTCGCGGCAGTAGACCAGCGAGCAGCCGGCCGCGCGCTCGACTTCGTGCGTGCGCTGCGCCACACCAAGGGCCAGTACGCCGGCTCGCTGTTCCGCCTCCAGCCGTGGCAGGCCGAGGTGGTCGCCGCGATCCTCGGCACGCTGCGCGCTGATGGCCGGCGCACGTACCGCACCGCGTACCTGGAGGTCCCGCGCAAAAACGGCAAAACGGAGCTTGCCGCGGCAATCGCGCTGTACCTGCTGCTGTGCGACAACGAGCCCGGCGCCGAGGTGTACAGCGCCGCGGCCGACCGTGAGCAGGCGTCGCTCGTGTTCGCTGCTGCGCGGCAGATGGTCGCGACGGCACCGGCGCTGCTGAAGCGCTGCAAGATCATCGACTCGCAGAAACGCATCATCGTGCCGGCCACGAACAGCGTGTATCGCGCCATCAGCGCCGAGGCGTACAGCAAGCACGGCTTCAACGCGTCGGCCGTCATCTACGACGAGCTGCACGCAGCGCCGAACCGCGACCTGTGGGACGTGCTCGCGACGTCGATGGGCGCCCGAACGCAGCCGCTGATGCTCGCCATCACCACGGCCGGCTACGACCGCAACTCGATCTGCTGGGAGCTGCACAGCTACGCCGAGCGCGTGCGCGAGGGCAGCGTCACAGACCCGTCGTTCTATGGGCGCATCTACGGCGCACCGGCCGACGCCGACTGGTCGCTGCCCGAGACGTGGCGCGCGTGCAACCCCAACCTCGGCGTGTCGGTGAGCGAGGACTTCCTCGCGTCCGAGTGCGCCAGGGCGCAGGCCGTGCCCGCGTACCAAAACACGTTCCGGCGCCTGTACCTCAACCAGTGGACGACGCAGGATGAGCGGTGGCTGGACATGGCCGCGTGGGACGCGTCGGCCGGCGTGCCCGATGTCGCGTCGCTGTCCGGGCGCGAGTGCTACGCCGGGCTGGACCTGGCGAGCACCACGGACGTCGCGGCGCTCGTGCTCGTGTTCCCGCCACGCGACGACGGCGCACCGTACGACGTGCTGACGCGGTTCTGGATACCCGGCGACTCGCTGCGCGCACGGTGCCAGCGCGACCGCGTGCCGTACGACGAGTGGGCGCGGCTCGGCCTAGTGACGGTGACCGAGGGCAACGTCATCGACTACCGCGCGATACGCGAGGAGATCGTGCGCCTCGGGCAGCAGTACGACATCCGCGAGATCGCGTTCGACCGCTGGGGCGCGGCGCAGGTGTCGGTGGAGCTGGCCGGCGAGGGCTTCACGATGGTGGCGTTTGGGCAGGGCTTCGCGTCGATGAGCGCGCCGACTAAGGAGCTGCTCAAACTGGTGCTGTCGCGTCGGCTGTGGCACGGCGGCAACCCGGTCCTGCGCTGGATGGCCGACAACCTCCGCGTGCGCCAGGACCCGGCCGGCAACCTGAAGCCTGACAAAGAGCGGAGCACCGAGAAGATCGACGGCATGGTTGCGCTCATCATGGCGCTCGATAGAGCGTCGCGTAATGCCGCCGCCGGTGCCCCCGGGATATCGTTCGCCTAGCCTCCACAGACGACAGACTTTCTGTCGCGCGTCTGTGTAATTCGCTGCTGACGCTGCTTTCCGCGCGTGCCCGTAGCCTTGGAGTAGGAGGGCGCGCGTGGGGCTTTTCTCGCGATTGTTCGGTTACTTCATTCGCGAGGCTCCGCCAACCCCGATAGGCGATCTATCCGCGTTCGAAGCGTGGATGGACGGCACGGGCACCGTGCGCGCCAGCTCCATAGCGCAGGCCGTACGCATCGCCACGGTGCACGCGTGCATCAAGGTGCTGTCCGAGGATATCGCGTCGCTGCCGTGCAAGCTGTACCGCGCCACGGATGACGGCCGCGACGTCGCTGCCGGCCACGACCTCAACGAGTTCGTGAGCTGGGCGCCGGGTGCGCGGCTCACGCCGTTCGAGCTGTTCGAGGGCGTCGTCGCGTCGATGCTGTTCACCGGCAAGAGCGCCCGGCAGATCGTGCGCGATGGCACTGGCAAGATCATCGACCTCGTCGAGCTCGACGTTACGCGCATGAAGCCGCTGGACGCTGCCGGCTCGCGGTACCTGTACGACCTCGGCAGCGGCGACAGCACGACGTTCGCGCGCAACGAGCTGTGGCTGTGCGACTACTGGCTGGGCCTGTCGCCGCTTGCGCTCGCGGCGCACCAGCTCGACCACGCGCTCGGCCAGGACGAGCACGCGCGTGCGTACTTCGCCAACAACGCCGTGCTTGGCGGCGTCCTCGAGTACCCAGGCAAGCTCGTTGCCGAGGACCGCGAGAAGCTCCTGCGCGAGTGGAACGCAGCGCACCAGGGCAGCGCCAGGGCGTGGCGTACCGGGCTGCTGAGTGGCGGGCTGAAGTTCACGCCGTACACGGTGAGCAACCGCGACGCGCAGTTCCTGGAGGCGCGCCGCTTCACGAGCGAGCAGATCGCCGCGGTGTACCGCGTACCGCTCGCCAAGATCAACGACCTCACCCACGCTACGTACAACAACGTCGAGCAGCAGAGCATCAGCTACTACCGCGACACGCTGCGGCCGAACCTCGACCGGATCGAGCAGTCGATGGCTCGCGACCTGCTCACGCCCGAGGAGCGCACGGCGCACTTCTACTTCGCCTTCAGCGCCGACGCCATCCTGCGCGGCGACTACTCGACGCGCATGGGCGGCTACGCCATCGCGATACAGAACGGCTTCATGACGCCGAACGAGGTGCGCGCGCTCGAGGACATGCCGCCGCATCCCGACGGCGACCGGCTGCTGGTGCCGCTGAACAGCCGCCCGGCAGGCATCGCGTCGCCCGTGCCCGATGGTGGCCGCGCTCCCGTCGCGGTGCCCAAGGCCCCGGCGCTCGCCGACCAGGAGGAACCCGATGCCAAGTGAGATCCGCGCCAGCATTGGCGCAAACGAGATCGAGCGGCGCAGCCTGATCGTCGAGGTGCGGCTTGCCGCGCCCGACTCGCGACTACTCGCCGGGCACGCCGCCGTGTACAACGAGCGCGCCGATATCTGCGGGCTCTTCACCGAGACGATAGCGCCCGGCGCGTTTGCCGCGGTGCTGCGCTCGACGCCCGACGTCGTCGCGTTGTGGGACCACCAGCCGAGCGCGCTCCTCGGGCGCACAGCTGCCGGCACGCTGCGGCTGCGCGAGGACGGCGCCGGGCTGGCGTTCGAGCTGGACGTCCCGAACACGACGCTCGGCAACGACGTGCTGGAGCACGTTCGCGTGGGCAACGTGCGCGGGATGTCGTTCGCGTTCCGCGTCGGCGAAGAGCGCTGGGACCACGCCACGAACCTCCGCACGGTGCTGAGCGTGGCCGGCCTCTACGACGTGTCGCCTGTCGTTCATCCCGCGTACGGCGGGACGGACATCGCACTGAGATCACGCAGCGAATCACTCGCGGCGTGGCAACAGCAGGAGCGCGCCGCGCGCCTGCGTAATCGCTTGCGCCTGTATTTGGCGCGGCGAGAGGAGGAACAGCCGTGAACCGAGTACAGGCCCTGCTCGAGCAGCGCGCGGCCAAGCTCGCGGAGTGGAACACCGCGGCCGAGGCTGGCGACGACACCAAGGCGTCCGAGTGCGATGCCGAGGTCACGCGTCTCGATGGCGAGATCACCAAGGCTCGCGAGACGCAGGCGAAGATGGACGAGGCCCGGGCTCGTGGCGAGGCCATGACGGCCGAGCTGGCGAAGCCGGTGCGCGAGCCCGTCACCGATGCGCGTCGCGATGGCGGACGCGTCGAGGCGTTCGAGCCCAAGAGCGAGTTCCGCCACTTCGGCGAGTTCCTGTTCGCGGTGCGCGACGCTGCGCGCGGTGACGGCAACGCCAGAAAGCTCCTGGATAAGCGCGCCGTGCCGACTGGCATGAGCGAGTCGATCCCGAGCGATGGCGGCTACCTCGTCCAGAAGGACATGGCCCCTGGTCTGTTCTCGCGCCTGTACGACACCGGCGCGCTGCTGTCGCGCATCACGCGCACGCAGATCGGCCCCAACAGCAACGGGCTCGTGGTCAACGCCGTGGATGAGACGTCGCGCGCCGACGGCTCCAGGTTCGGCGGGCTGCGCGCCTACTGGGTCAGTGAGGGCAACACCATCACGGCCTCGGTGCCTCGGTTCCGCCAGATCGATCTCAAGCTCTACAAGCTCGCCGCGTCGTTCTACGCCACGGACGAACTCATGGCCGACGCCGTTGCCCTCAGCAACGTCGTTCAGCAGGCCGTGCCGCAGGAGCTCCAGTTCAAGATCGAGAACTCCCTGATCAACGGCACTGGCGCCGGCCAGCCGTTGGGGATTCTCAACTCCGGGTGTCTGGTGTCGCAGGCCGCCGAGACGGGCCAGAGCGCTGCGACCATCGTCGCCGAGAACCTGATCGGAATGTGGACCAGGCTCTGGGCGCGCAGCAAGCCCAACGCGGTGTGGCTCATCACGCCGCAGGCCGAGCAGCAGCTGATCAAGAGCAACATGGCGACCGGCACAGCCGGCGCGCTCGTGTACATGCCTCCTGGCGGTCTGAGCGGCGCACCGTACGGCACGCTGTTCGGGCGTCCCGTGGTCGTGTCCGAGTACAGCGCAGCGCTCGGCACCGTGGGCGACATCCTGCTCGTGGACATGTCCCAATACCTGTTCATCGAGAAGGGCGGCGTCGCCGCTGCTGAGTCGATTCACGTCGCGTTCCTCACCGACCAGAGCGTGTTCCGGTTCGTGGCCCGCTGCAACGGGCAGCCGATCTGGGACTCCGCGCTCACCCCGTACAAGGACACCAGCTACACCGTGTCGCCGTTCGTCGGCCTCGCGACCCGCTCCTAGAGCAGGAAGGGATAGACAATGAGCACCGGCATCCTTGGCAAGCGCGTCAACGCACTGCCTCCCATCGATCTGAACGGCGGCAAGACCACCGAGCCCGTGTCGATGAAGAACCACTGGGCCATCGAGTTCATCGTGCAGCTCGGCGTCAGCGGCGGCGCGGTTCCGACGCTGACCGTTGACGAGTGCACCACCGAGGCCGTCGCGGCCAGCACTGCCATCGCGTTCGACTACCAGTCGTGCCTGGTGGACTACGCGACCAACAGCACGTGCGACGTGTTCGGCGAGCTCACCGCCGTCGCGTCCACCGGCCTCGCTCTCAGCACCACGAACAACGTGTTCTATCGCGTCGTGGTGTTCGCCGATCGGCTCACGGATGGCTATCCGTACGTGCGCCTGTCGTTCAGCGATCCGAGCGCCAGCGTCATCGGCGCCGTAGTCGCGATCCTGCATGACAGCCGGTACGGCAAGGAGCTCGAGGGCACCGTCCGCGTCTAGCCAACAACGCCCTGGCGCCGGTCACCACCGGCGCCAGGGCTCATCGGCCACGAGAGGCCGTAAGGAGAGCCATGCGAACCCTGATCCTGCTCGCGGTCCTCGTTGCCGCGGTCACCACGTGTTACGCAGACAAGCCGTCCGGACTCAACGCTACAGTGTCGCGCTTCGTCGGGAACCGTCTCAACTTCGTTGACATCGACACCGGCCGCGAGACGGTTCTGCCGCTCGCCCCGCTGTACTTCTACGAGGATTTCCTCGGCCCGTACTTCCAGAAGTACGTGAGCGGCGAGAACACCACGGCGCAGTGGAGCACCGTCGAGACGAACCTCAACACCGGCATGGCCGTCGTTGCCGACGCCGTCGGTGGCGTGCTCCAGGCCACGATGGACAGCGACAACAACGCCGAGCGCGGCGTCCTGTACTTCGGCGACAACCAGGCCATCTCGCTCTACTACGGTTGCGTGTTCGAGGCCCGCGTGCAGATCGCCGTCGCCACCACCGGCAACACCGAAGTGCTGATCGGCCTCGCCAGCGACGACAGCTCGACGGCCGACGACATCGCCACGAACGCGTGGTTCAAGCTCGCTGTGAGCGGCCCGACTGCGCTGCTGTGGGAGACGGACGACGGCACGACCGACGACGACGACAACGCCGCGCAGACCGTTGCCGCTTCCACCTGGTACGTCCTGAAGATCGACGCGAGCGACACCAGCACCACGCGCGAGGTGCGGTTCTATGTCAACGGCTCGCTCGTCGGCAGCGGCTACGTCGCAGCCATCGACCTCGCCACCGAGGGCAAGGTTCAGCCGTACATCGCCATTCAGAAGGCGAGCGGAACCGGCGTCGGCACGCTGTACGTGGACTACGTGCGCGTGTGGGGCGAGCGGCAGTAGGTGCGGCGATGCGTGTGCGACTTCTGTCCGGGCGCAACGCTGGCGACATCGTGGAGATCCCGTACTACCACGCGTCGCGTCTTTTGGTAGACGGCCGTGCCGAGTGCGTTGTTGATGTCGCCGCGTCGCAGGCCGAGATAGCAGTCGCCACTCCTCATCCTGGTGTTGAGCGTGCCGTTGCTAATCCCGACAGAGCTCCAAGGCGTCAGCGTCGAGGAGGTCGCCGGTGATACTCGAGGTCACCACTGCCCCGACGCTGCGCCCGCTCTCGGTGTCCGAGGCGGCGCAGTTCCTGCGGCTCGACGCCAGCGACGAGAACACGCTGCTGGAGGCGCTCATCGACGCAGCGCGCCAGAAGTGCGAACTGCTCACCGAGCGCACGCTGCTGACGACGACGTACGCGATGAGGCTCGACGCGTTCCCAGCGTCGCGGCGCATCGCGCTGGCCCGGCCGCCGGTGGCGAGCGTGACCAGCGTCACGTACTACGACACGACGAACACGACGCAGACGCTGACGCTCACGACTGGCTATCTCACGTACGTCGGCGACCGCGTCGCGTACGTGTACCTGCCCGACGGCGTGACGTGGCCCTCCACGTACGTGCGGCCCGACGCCGTGACCGTGACGTACGTGGCCGGCTGGACGGCTGCGGCGAGCGTGCCGGCGTGCCTGCGCGCGTGGTGCCTCCAGGCCGTCGCGACGCTCTACGAGAACCGCGAACAGACCATCACCGGAACGATAGCGGCCGAGCTCCCGCGCGAGTTCTGCGCCGGGCTGCTCGACCCCGAACGCATGACCGGCTACTGAGGAGGAGACGACGATGCGACTGCTCACGATCACCGCGCTGCTCCTGGCGCTGGCCGTTCCGGCGCTGGCCGTGGACGGCACGACGAACTTCAAGATCGCCGCGACCATCTCGCGCAGCCTCGACCTCCAGACCGGCACCGCGCCCATCTCGTGGGCCATGACCGACTCCTGGACCGACGGCACCGCAGCGAATCAGTTCCAGGTCGGGTGGGCTGACGAGCGCAGCACCGACAGCACCGGCGAGTCGCTGGACCTGGCCGGCTCGCTCACCGACGCGTTCGGCCGCACGCTCACGTTCAGCGCCGTCAAGGTGCTGTCCGTCGAGGCGAGCTCGTCGAACACGAACACCGTGAAGGTCGGCGGCGGCTCCAACGCGTTCGTCAACTGGGTCAGCAACTCGAGCGACATCGTCGAGGTGCGCCCTGGCGGCTGTCTCATCGTCGCGGCCACCGACACCACCGGCTACGGCGTGACGGCCGACACCGGCGACATCCTCAAGGTCGCGTCGGGCGGCACCGGCAGCGTCACCTACAAGGTCGTCGTGCTCGGTGAGGGGACGGCCCCCTGATGCGGGCAGGGCTGATGCGGCACCGTGGCGCTATCCAGCGGCCAGCCGACGCGCAGGAGACGACCTACGGCGAGGCGCTGCCCACGCCGTGGGTGCACCTCTGCTATGCGTGGGTGGCCGTGGAGCCGGTCACCGGCAACGAGCGCTACGTGTCGCAGCAGTTCCTCGCGGACGTGACGCACACGGTGCGTATGCGCTACCGCGACGACATCGCGATCACGCCGAAGTGCCGGCTCGTGCTCAACGTGTCGGGCCGCGTGTTCGAGTTCCGCCAGGTGCTGGACTACCGAGAGCGGCACCGCGAGCTGGTCATCACCGCCGTCGAGGAGGTGCCGGCTCGTGCTTGAGATGAGCGTGAAAGGGCTAGTAGAGGTCCAGAGGAAACTCAGCGCGATATCAAGCGCATTGCGCGACAAGGTGATCGCTGAGGCGTCGCGCGTCGTGGTCAAGATGTTTGCCGAGGAGGCCCGCCGCCGGGCGTCGAGCGCGGTTGCAAACAGCATCAAGATCATACGGTTGCGCGACGCCGAGTCACCAGGCAACGTCGTCTACCTCGTGAGCGCCGGTGGCAAGGGCGGGCGTGTTGCGCACCTGCTTGAGTTTGGGACCAGCAAGCACCCGATCGCGCCGAACGCCGATGCTCGCAAGCGCCGCAACAAGTATCGCAACGAGTGGGTTGAGGTGCTTAACAGGGGCACCACTGACGAGAAGCGCATCAGCCACAAGGCCGGCGCTCACATCCGCACCACCGGCCGGATGATGCTGCGCCTCGCCGACAACTTCGTGCCCCGCCTTGTTCACCATGGCTCGAAGCCTCACCCGTTCATGCGTCCTGCGTTCGATGCAAACGTCGATGGCGCTATCGACGCGTTTGTGAAAGAGGCGGCGAAGCTGATCGAGGAGCTGGGGGCGAAGGCATGACCGCCCGCACTTCCATCGAGCAGCGCGTCTATACGCTGCTGTCCGGCACGGCCGCGGTCACCGCGCTCGTCGGTACGCGCATCTACCCGACGAAGGCGCAGCAGGCCGCACTTCTGCCGCAGCTCGTCTATCGCCGCGTGAGCACGTCGCGCGTGTACTCGCTGGCCGGCGAGTCAGGCGTCGAGATGTGCCGCATCCAGGTGGATTGCCAGGACGACGACTTCGCCGGGGCCCGGGCGCTGGCCGCTGCGGTGCTCGACGCGTTCAACGGCGCGACGTCGTTCGCGAGCACGCCCGACGGCGACGTGAGCGGATACGAGTCGGACCCAGAAATCTACACGGTGTCGCTGGATTTCCAGTGCACGAACTACGAGTGGTAAGGAGCTGAAACGAGATGGGCAACGCGTACAAGGGCGACGGGACCAGCCTCACCATCGGCGGCGTGACGGTCGGCGAGATCACCAACATCAAGCTCCCGAAGCGCACGAGCGAGGTCGTCGAGACGACCGTGCTCAGCGACACGTGGGCGACGTTCATGCGCGCGGGCGGGCTGAGCGCTGGCGAGATCACCATCCAGGGCAACTACTACCCGGGCGACACCGGCCAGGCCGCGATCGAGACGGCCATCTCGTCGAGCACCGCGTCGTCGTTCGTGATCACGCTGTCCGATAGCGGCGCCGAGGCGTGGAGCTTCAGCGGCTTCGTGAAGGACATCGACCCGGGCGAGGCGGAGAAGAAGAGCACGTTGAAGTTCAGCGTCACCATCCAGATCACCGGCACCGTGACCCGCACGGCGTAAGGACGGCACACGATGGACCTCCGCGAATCGCTGTTCGCGCTGGCTGGCTCGCTCAAGCAGGCGACGGTGGACGTGCCCGGCATCGGCAGCGTCGTCGTGCGCGAGCTGGACGGCTACGGCCGCGCCGAGATCGAGCACGCGATGGTCGAGCGCAAGGACGACCCGGCGCGCTGGCGGCTGCTGCTCGTGGCCCGCAGCGTCTACAACCCCGAGACGAACGCCCTCGTGTTCAGCGACGCCGACGTGCCAAAGCTCGGCCGGCTCCCGTGGCACGTGCTGGAGCCCGTGTTCGCGGCGGCGTTCAGACTTTCCGGCATGGCGCCGGATGACATCGAAGAGGCCAAGGGAAACTGAGGCGGGAGCCGCACCGCTGGTTCCTGTTCCATCTCGCGGAGCGGCTCCACAAGACGGTTGGCGAGCTTCTGAGCCTGACGACGAGCAGCGAGATCACGGAGTGGTGGGCGTACGTGGCGCTGGAGAACGAGCGAGCCAGGCAGCAGCCAGACGACGAGGGCGCATTGAGCCAGGAGGAGATCCGCGCGCGGCTACGGCGGATCTTCGGTGGGCGAGCGGAGGTGAGCGGCGGTGGCAACTAAGGTCGGGACGCTGCTAATCGACGTCGCCGCCGGCGTGGCCCGTGTCGAGAACGACCTCGGCAAGGTCAGCCGCATCCTCGATAAGAACCTCACCGCGTGGAACAAGGGCTTTGCGATGCTCAAGGTCGCGGCCTCGTCGTGGCTCGCCAAGCGCAGCATCGAGGAGGGCGTCCAGGCGCTCATCGCGTTCGCCGAGCGCGGCATCGCAGCGGCTGAGAAGATGGAGGCCACGAAGGTCCAGGCCGCGGCGTTCCGCGAGGAGCAGGCCAAGCTCACGCAGGCCGTTGACGAGTTCAGCGCCAAGGCCATCCAGCCGCTGCTGCCGCACCTGACGAACCTGGCGCGCGTGATGCGCGAGGTCGTGACCACGTCGAGCGAGTGGGGCGGGCACGTACGCAACTTCGCCAGCGGCTTCACGTCCGCGCTGCCCGTGATCGGGCCGTTCGCCAACGCCATCGTGTCGGCTGCTGGTGCCGTCAGCGAGATGGGCGAGAAGATGCGCCAGGCCGACGAGAAGGCCAAGGCGCTCGCGAAGAGCACGCAAGCGGTGGCCGACGCAGCCAAGGCCGTGGCGTCGCCTGACCTGTTCGCCGGCCTCGACCAGCTCAACGAGGAGCTCACCAAGAAGCTTGGCGCAAGGTCGCCGCTTGAGGACGATGACGAGTACCAGCGCCGGCTCATCGACCAGGCCGAGCGCCAGGCGTCGGCACGCGAGAAGGCCATGGAGGCCACCGCTGCCGAGGACGCGCGAGTACAGGAGCGCATCCGCCAGGAGCAGCGCGAGGCCGAGCAGGCGCGACAGCTCGAAGAGGTCGACATCGCGATACAGAACGCCATCGAGCGCGATCAGCTGCTGCGCGACATCCAGGCCGAGACGACCGAGGGCCGCATCTCGTTGCTGCGCCAGCAGTACGACCGCGAGATGGCGCTGCTGACCGGCAGCAAAGAGGCGCAAAAGAAGGTCACCAAGGCGTATCAGGACGCCGAGAAGGCTGAGCAGAAGGCCAAGTATCAGGCCCAGCTCGCCGTGGTGCAGACCAACCTCGGCATGATGACCAACATCGTGGCCGCGTCGCTCGGCGAGAACCACAAGATCACCAAGGCGTTCGCCATCGCCGAAGCGCTCGTCAACACCTACGCGGGCGTCACCATGGCCTTGCGCTTCCACGAGCCGCCGCGCTCGTGGCTGATGGCCGCGTCGTCGCTCGCGATGGGCCTAAAGCAGGTCCAGGCCATCCGCTCGTCCGTGCCCGGTGGTGCGGCGCAGTCCGGCACCGTCGGCGGTGGCGGTGGCGCGAACGTGCCGGCCACGACGATGCCCGCTGCTGAGCCTCAGCGCGTCGTCGAGAAGGAGCAGCAGGGCGGGAAGATCGAGGTCAAGATTTACAACCCCATCGTGTCCAAGGAGTGGATCGCCAACGAGCTCGCGCCGACGCTCGAAGAGCTTAACCGGCGCCGTGGCTGGACCGTGGAGGCGAGCGCCGCATGACGATGATGCCGCCGCGACTCGGGCTCGACGACATGGTGTGGGACAACCGCACGACGCTGCACGCCAGCAGCGAGGCGACCAGCCACGCCGTGGAGCTGCTCGCCAACCGCCAACTCGGTAGCTACTGGCAACCAGCCGTGGCCGACCTCGTGGCCGGCGCGGTGACGGTGGACGTGTACCCGGTGCGCGGTCAGCTAATCCCATCGAACTGGCTGCTGCTGGAGTGGAGCGACGGCACGAGCGCCGCGCCGGATGAGTGGACGCTTGCCGGCACGTCGGCCAGCGTGGCGCAGGACACCAACGCGTCGAAGCGCGCGTGCGGGCCGTACTCGGCAGCGATCACGCGGTCAGGCGCAGACGCGAGAATCAATACAACGCTTGATGCAACATCGTATCGTGGTCGTCGTCTGTCGTTCGGTGCGTGGGCGTACGCCACAGTCGCCGCTCGTGCGTACGTGCGAATCACTGATGGGACCTCGACGTGGACATCGTCCGCGCATACAGGCGGCTCGTCGCTTGAGTGGCTGTCGGTGACCACTGATCGGATAGCGGCAGCAGCGACGACGTTGACGATCAGCCTCCGCGTCATGGACGGCGACACCACGTGCTACTTCTCCGGCCCGCTCCTGTGCGAGGGCGACACCGCGACGCAGACGCCGCACCAGACCAGCGCCGACTATCTCGGCCTCGCCAGTCACACGCTCGGCACGCAGGGCATCACCGTGACGGTGGCGACGAGTACGGACAACTTCGCCAACACCACGACGCGCGCAACCATCGTGCCGACCACCGACGACACCGTGATGGCGACGTGGACGCCCGCGACGGCTGCGTACTGGCGCGTGACGTTCACCGGCGGCGCGTACTCGGGGCTGTTCCAGCTCGCCGTGATGGCGCTGGGCATGTCGCGTTCGATGCCGCGTGGGCTGCTGCGTGGCTGGGACCCGCGCAACTCGCGCGTGAAGGCCGAGACTGCACGCAACGCAGCCGGCGCACCGCTCGGGCGGCTCGCTCGCCAGCGAACGCGCCGGCTCGTGCTGACGCAGCCGCTGCTCACCGAGGACGACCTCGACGCGCTGGAGGACGTGTACACGCACGCCGTGGAGGACCTCCAGCCGTTCTTCCTCGAGTGGGACCCGGGCGAGCATCGCGGGCAGGCGCTGTGGGTGTGGGCACCTGACAGCGCCGACTGGTCCGCGCCGCTCGAGCGCCTCGGTGACGTACTCGGCACGCGCTCGTGGTCGCTGGACCTCGAGGCGGTGGTGTGATGGCGACGACGCGCCCGGTCATCATCGTCGAGCTGCTGCTGGACCGCTGCGACAACGAGTGGGGCGACGCACCGTGCACGGCAGCCGGCGACGCACCGTGCTACCGCACGCGCTGCACGTGCCAGGACGCGACGAACTACTCGGCGTCGTCGGTCACGTACCGCTTCACGCTGGAGGGCCAGCCGGTGCCGGTGGGCGTGCAGGCGTACCCGTGCGTGTCGAGCGTGTCGCACATCCCTACGCGAATCGATTTCAAGAACGGCCTCGGCCGCGGCGACCAGCTCTCGGTCGAGTGCGCCGACTTCGAGGACTACGGCGAACTGCTCGACCCGTACTGGGCGCGTCGCGATACGCACGTCGCAGCGTCGTTCTTCTCGCGGCTGAAGCGGCTCAACAAGCACTACGCCCGGCGCACGATGCGCGTGCTGCGCGGCGAGGTGGACGTGGCCGGCGTGCCGACAACGGCCGTGTCTGGCTGGTCCACGCAAACGTACGTCCTGGAGAAGATTGACGGCCCGTCGAGCGGACGCGTGTCCATCTCCTGCCAGGACCTGCTGTCGGTGCTCGACACGACACAGGTGCCCCGGGCCAGCACCGGCGAACTCAACGCCGCGCTCAACAGCACGGACGCGGCGTTCTCAGTGGTGTCGGGCGACGGCTCGCAGTACGGCTCCGCGCCGTTCACCATCCGCGTTGACGACGAGATCATGACCGTCGGCGCTCGCAGTACGGACGCGTTCAGCAGCGTATCGCGCGGTCAGTGGGGCACGACGGCCGCGGCTCACGACCAGTACGCCAAGGTCCAGATCTGCCTCACGTGGAGCGCAGCGGACGTTGACGACGTGTGGGTGGACATCCTCGAAGCGGCAGGCATCGCGACCGCGAGCATCGACACGACGACAGCCGCTGAAGAGGTGGACCTGTGGGTCGCCATCTCGGCCACCGGCTGTATCTCGCAGCCGACGAAGGCCGGCGACCTGACGGCCGCGCTCGCGCAGCAGTACGGGCTCATCACGTGGTGGGACGCAGAGTCGCAGCTATGCAAGCTCCACGGGATCCATCCGCTGATGCCCGACGACACCATCACCGAGATCGACGACAACGCGCACATCGTCGGCCGCAGCGTGCGTATCGAGGAGCGCGACGAAGAGCGCATCTCGCGGCTTGACTGCTACTACGGCGTTCGCGACTGGTCGAAGTCGCTCACCGAGCCTGACAACTACCTGCGCCGCGTGCTCGCCATCGACGGCAGCGCCGAGGATACGGCCGAGTACGACGAGGTCCGCGACGCGCGGCAGTTGTTCTGCTACTTCACCGGCTCGACGTCCGAGGCCGAGCTTGACGCGACGGCGCAGCGCATCCTCGCGCGGTTCCGCGACGCACCGCGACGCATCCGCTTCGAGACGGTGAGCGAGTACGCCGCGAGCATCAAGCCGGGACAGCTCGTGTCGCTGATGGCGCGCGAGCTCGTGAACGACGATGGCGAGCCGTACTCGGTGGCGTGCTGGGTCGTGAGCAAGGCGCGCAAGAGCGACATCGTGTGGTCGTTCGAGTGCATCCAGGACTCCGACCAGACGTCCGCGCGCTGGTGGTATTGGAACTCCGAGACTGCGCCGGCATACGACAGCGCGACCGACGAGGAGAAACTGTGCGCGTTCTGGGCTGACGACGCAACCGAGAAGGTCGGCGACGATGCGCCGTACTGCTGGATCTGAGGAGTGATCGACGATGGCCTATACCGCGCTGACCACGAAAGCCCACAAGGACCCGGGAACGTACGGCTGGGCGAACACGGTTAAGGACGACTTCGACTGGATCTACCCGCGCGCGCTGTTCGTGCCGGCGCTGATGCCGTTCCTGGAGCCGTGGGGCGACGGCAGCGACGGCGCCCGCAACGACACCGGAAGCGGCAACCTGACCGTCACGAGCGCCGGGCTGGAGCTCACCGACTGGACCATCGCCACGGGCGTGACGATGACGCTCACCGACGGCAGCCCGACCACCAACGGCTTCTACGTGATCGCGTGCAGCGGCACGTTCACGATGGCCGGCACGGCATCGATTGTCGGCACCGGCAAGGGTCGCGCTGCTGGCGCAGCAGGCGCGCAGGTCGCGACTGGTGCCGGCAATACCGGTGGCCACGGTGGCGGCGATGGCGGGCTGTTCGGCGCTGGCGGCGGCGGCGGCGGCGCTGGTGGCGCGACGAGCGACAACGCAAGCGGCGGCGGTGGCTGCGGCGGCTTCGCGCCCAGCATGCCCCGAACGCTCTCCGCTGGAACGGTCAGCCGCGGCAACAACTATCCGTACATCTACGGCGCGCCAGGGTACGGCGCTGCGGCTGGTGGCAGTACCGGCACGGCCGGCGTGGCCGGGCTACCGACGCTGATCCCGTACGGCATCCG